GTTTATTAATAAAAGTTACTTATATTTGTGGACACTTTAAAACAAACACAATGAGCGGAACAATCGTTTACCTATTAATTATCTACTCAATAGTAGCAACTATTAAAATTTTAACTCTTAAAACAAAATGAAAAACACCAGAAACGCAGGGCGCAAAAAAGTAACTGAAGGAATTAAACTAATCGTTACAGTTCCAAAATTCAACAAAGCAAAAATAATCGAGTTAATAAAACCTTTAATTGTTTACGACAAATGACTAACGAACAAAAATTAATCGCAGTTGTCGCAATTTTACCAGTAATGGCAGATTTGCTGGAAGACGTAAAGATTTTTCGAATGGCGAAGAAACACGGTAACGATGGTGGTATGGTTAGTTGGGGATTAGATACCTACAACCTATCAAATTAGTAGAAACTTAATAGAAAGCAGAAAATTATGATTACAGATACAACCCCAATTAACTATACCACATGTTACCCGCAGTGCTTTATTAATCAAGTTCTTTGCGTGGATTGGCATGAAGGAATTAAGCAAGTTATTGACAATAGCATTGACTTAGTTGTTACTGACCCACCATACGGAATGCAATTTCAAAGCAACTCCCGAAACGTAAAGCATAAAGTAATACAAAACGATAACAATTTGGATTGGTTGGGTGGTTGGTGCAAGGAACTAAAACGAGTATGCAAAGCTGAAGCACACCTTTATATTTTTTGCAGTTGGCATAACATTGACGAATTTAAAAAGCAAATAGGGGCGTATTTTAATGTAAAAAACATACTTATATGGGAAAAGAACAATACAGGAATGGGCGACTTAGAAGGAGATTACGCCCCGAAATACGAAATGATACTATTTTGCAGTAATGGAAGCAAAAAATTAAACGGTGGGCGTGATGCAAATATATTGAAAGCAAAACGAACAGGAAACGAAAACCACCCAACAGAAAAGCCAGTAAACTTGGTTAGATACCTAATTGAAAAAAGTAGTAACAAAGGTGATATAGTTTTGGATACTTTTGCGGGTAGCTTTTCAACTGCACAGGCTTGTAAAGAAATAGGGCGTTATTTCATTTGTTTTGAAATTGAACCCGATTATTGTCAAACCGCTAAAAACTTGCTAAATGGAGTATCGATGTCGCTTTTTTAGCATTGCGGGTAACGCATTTATTGACGAAGTTAGAAAGGTCGATAATACGATAATTAAGGATGCAGAACTCGAAGCGCAATCGCAACAAGTAAATATTCAACGTGCGTTTATTCAGTGGCTTAAAACTGAATTTGTAGCAGAGAAATAGTAATCAATAAAAACAAATATATGAATTTAGCAGACATCGAATCGTACTGGCTTAAACGCGGTCATTTCAACATCCAACTTTATCTGGATTATTTAAGAGCAAAAAACAATAAATAAAAACCTAAAAAACACAATATGAAAAAATACGCAATACCACCAATTACAACTCCTGAATTCACAAAGGGAAAAGAGTATGAAATATTAAAATTAGGAGAAATTGATAAGCGTTTTATAACAAGAAACAACAAAGGTGAATTAATGTGTTGTAATTCCTGCAACTCTGAAGCAATAGATTTTAACGATTGGCAAATAATTGAAAAATGAAAATTGAAGGAAAACGACAAGAAAGATCTAAGCAAATGATCAAATCAATTTTAGCCGATAAAGGAACAAATTTAAAGGCGTTTTGCGAATCTAAAGAAATGAATTATTTAAAAAATTATCAAAAGCTATTTAGAAATAAAAACGTTGAACTAGATGAATTAAATAATTTTATTTTACTGATTGACAATAATTTAAGTTTAGAAATAACCACAAATTCAATCGTTTGGAAGCGTAAACAATTAAAATAAATTTACAATAAAGTTGTAATTATTTACTATTTAATTGTATATTTGCACGTATTAATTTAAATCAATATAAAATGGAAAATCAAGTTTCGATTAAAGGTTACTTCGCAAAGGACGGAGTACAAAAAAAGTTCCAAGAATTACTTGGAAAAAAATCAACCGGGTTTATTACTTCGGTGATGCAGGTAGTAAATTCAAATAATTTACTTTCGGTTGCAACCCCTGAAAGCGTTTATAACAGTGCGGCAATGGCTGCAACTTTAGACCTTCCAATCAACAACAATTTAGGCTTTGCGTGGATTGTACCTTATAAGGAAAATAAAAAGGACGCGCAAGGTAATTGGATTTCAAAGTCTGTCGCTCAGTTCCAAATGGGTTGGAAAGGTTACGTGCAATTAGCGCAACGTACTGGACAATACAAAGCAATTAACGTAATTGAAGTTTATGAAAATCAGTTTAAAACTTACGATCGTTTAACTGAGGAACTAGATGCAGATTTTAAGTTGGTTGGAAAAGGTTCAATAATTGGTTACGTTGCTTATTTTAAATTAATCAACGGATTTGAAAAAACTTCGTACTGGTCTATTGAAGAAGTGAATGCACACGGTGCAAAATTTTCAAAAACTTTTAGCTCAGCATCTGGAGTTTGGAAAGAAAACTTTAATGCAATGGCAAAAAAGACTGTTTTAAAAAATACTCTTTCAAAGTGGGGAATTTTATCTATTGAAATGCAACAAGCAACAATCGTTGATTCAGCTGTAATTAATGACGCTGAAACTTTAGATGTTGATTACGTAGATGCTGGACAAGATAACGGTGTAAAAATTCAAGAAAAAGAAGTTTTAAGCGATGCGGATTTATTGGATGTAATATCAGAAATTATGGCAGACAATATTACTTTAGACGGTCTTCAATCGCAATATGAATTAACTGAGGAACAAATCAAAACTATTCAAGATGCGACAGTTTAGATGTTCAAGTTTAGGAAAATTAACAGTGGGCATGTCTTTGTGCCCACTTGGATTAACTGAAATTCAAGCGAAAGAATTAGCTGAATTAGTCGATAAAGGATCTAAGTCAAAAAAGATTCAAGAATTAATTGACAAACGCGATAAAGTTCCTGAAATGAAACTTTCTACAGGTGCAAAAACTTACGTCGAAGAATGCTGGTATTCGGATTATTACGACTTTCAAAAGTCATTTCACAATAAATTTGTTGAAAAAGGAAAAGTTATTGAAGACGCTAGCATAAAAGCACTATCAAAGTATTTAGGTTTTATTACTGTAAAGAACGAAAGTTATTTATCGAATGAATGGATTAAAGGAACACCAGACGTTCGTTTAAACCGTCCTAAATGCACGATTGACACTAAAAATGTGTATTACCCTAGCGGATTGAATTTCTTTAAAGACAGCGAAGAAAAATCACTTTACGAATGGCAAATTCACGGTTATAATTTCCTTGACAATAAAGAAGTTGGATTTGTAGCTCGTATTTTAATGGATCCACCGCTAAATATTATTGAAAAAGAGGTTTGGAATTACTGGAAAGATTCAGGAAATGAAGGTCAACCAGACGAAGATTTTAGAAATGAAGTTGAGCTAATGTTTAATTTTGAAAAATTGCCAATTGAAGACCGGGTTAACTTGTTTCGAGTTGATACGTCTGAGGACCATTTTACAATTATTAAAAAATCGGTTGAGCTTGCAAATGATTATTATCAAACTTTAAATGAAAAATTTGCACTTAGAAATATCGATGTAATTGAATACTTTAAAAATAAATGATCTTTGAAGTAAAATTAAACATTAAACCATTATCTGTTAACGAAGCGTGGCAAGGTTCACGCTTCAAAACAAAGAAGTATTTAAGCTACGAAAAGACGTTGTTGTTAATGTTACCTAAAAGAGAAATTAAAAACGTTCACAACGTATTTATTGAGTTTGGTTTTAGTTCTAAGCTGGCAGATATTGACAACCCTGTAAAGTTGATTTTAGATATTTTGCAAAAGAAATACGGATTTAATGATCGCGATATTACTGAGTTAAATGTAAAAAAAACAATCGTACAAAAATCACAAGAATTTATAAAAATTAAAATCGAATAAAGATGCAAGAACAATGGAAAACAATACCCGGTTTTGATGGAAAGTATATTATTTCTGAAAATGGAAACATAAAATGCACATTAAGAAATAAAATAATAAACCCACATTTTAGCGGCGTAAAAAGAAGAAATTATCACCAAATTACTTTGTATTTAAAAAGTAAAAAATTTACTAAAAGGGTTCATTCGTGGATGGCTATTACTTTTCTTTCCCACAATTATGGTAACAGAAAAATAGTAGTTGATCATATTGACAATGATCCTTTGAATAATAAATTATCAAATTTGCAAATTATTTCAACACTTCAAAACAATATAAAAGACCGTGTAAAATTAGTTGAATGTTAATTTATTTTTTATATTTGCAAAACGGTTCGGGCAGGAACTTAGAAGAAATTAATATAAACCTTTTATGTGGACGTCCTGCCCGACTGAAGCATAAAGGGTTTTTTTATTTTATAAAATATGAGTAACGATAATCACGGTTATATTTCTTTGCATCGTAAAATAATGAAGAACTTTTTATTCGTGAAAAACGTGTTTTTTCTAAATTTGAAGCGTGGGTTTATATTTTAATGAACGCAAATCACAGCGAAGCTAAAATATTACTTGGAAATCAATTAATTGACATAAAAAAAGGTTCATTTATCACTTCTGAACTTAAATTAATGGAGGAGTTTTTATGGTCAAAAACTAAGTTAAGAGCATTTTTAACTTTGCTCGAAAGTCAATCAATGATTGAAAAAGTTAGCGACACAAAAAAAACCACTTTAACAGTAGTAAAATATAGCGATTACCAAGATTTACAAACCACGAAAAAACTGCAAAAAAACTACGAAAAAACTTCAAAAGAACTGCGAAAAAACACAAACAATAATGAGAATAATTATAATAATGATAATAATGATAATAACATAGAATTAAATAATTCTATGATTATTGTCGAAAAATCAAAAATTTTTCTCAAACCAACCTTAATAGAAGTTTCAGAATATTGCTTTGAAAGAAAAAATAATATAAATTCAAATCATTTTATAGATCACTATCAAGCTAATGGCTGGATGGTAGGAAAAGTAAAAATGAAAGATTGGAAAGCAACAATTAGAACTTGGGAAAAAAACAACTTTAATAATCAACAAAATGGACAATCAAATAACAATTTTTCAAAACCAACAATTACAGATCGAACTGAAGCAGCTCGACAACGTCTCAATCGAGAACGTGAAGAACTCTTTAATTCCACGAGGAATAACAATCAATGAAAATGCAATTGCAAAACTTTTTGAAGATTCTAACATTTTAGCTATCGAAAAAAACTGGTTTTGTGATCAATATTTTTTATTCGTTTCAAAATCTATTTTTGGAATTGCACCTGAAAGTTTAGATATATTAACGATAGAAGATATTTTTATGTGCATTACAGAGCGTTTCCCTCAATTAACTGTAAATGATATTCAATTGGCTTTTAGAACGCACACACAGGAAGAAAAGGTTTACATTTTAACACGTGATATTTTTTTAAAGCCAATTAAAGAATTTTTCCGTAAAAAAAACATTGTTAAAACTGAAATTGAAAAGGAATTAAAAAAATTGGAAGAGGAAAAAATAAGAATTCAAAAGGATCTGGAATTTAAAGAAACGGCAAAAAACATTTATCTGGAATCAATTAAACACGGTAAATGGTTAGGAACTGAACATCATGCAAACGCAATAGGCAGAAATTTTTCTGGAGTTTTGACGTTGGAAGAAACAGACGAAATAAACGCAAGTGCAAAGCTGGAACATAAAGAAAGATTAAAAAGAGCCGAAATAAATGGAAATGCAAGTGAATTAATAAACGTTCCAAGCTGGCAAAGGATTTATGCGCGTATGTATGTTGAGCGTATGGTCCAACGTAAATATAAGTTTGTAGAAATTTAGTATCTTTGAGTAATAAAAACACAATATGAAATCGCAAAAAGTTAAAATTAGCGAGGTTAAATTAAACCCGAACAATCTTACTTTATTTAAAATGATAACAATAAACATAGCACAGCAATTTACGCTAACACCTGGTGCAAGATATTACACCGATGGGCCTAAATCAGGAGAAGAGTTTTATAAAGAACTGCTTAAAATCGAATACATAAAAGCATTAGAGCAAAATGTTAAGTTGAAGATAATACTTGACGGCACTGATGGTTATGCAAGTTCTTTCTTGAACGAAGCTTTCAGCCTGTTGGGTAATGAATTTGAAGCTGATAAAGTTTGGAATAATTTGATAATTGTTTCAGAAGAAGTTCCGAAATATATTGATAAAGTAAAGAAATCAGTATATGAAAAAAGGTAGTAAAGTTTGGTACAGTTTACTTTGGTTTTTAGCAGGTTCTCTCACCTGTTATATTGCTTTGCAATTCACACTTTTTGATATTGATGCAAAGCTTAATGTTCCTGAAACTTTGCTAAGTATAGGTACTGCTATTATTGGTTTATACATAGCTAATACAATACAAAAGCGATTAACAAAAAATCAAAACCAATATACTTATGTTGAAGGCAAGTTAGATGGCATATGGGCAGGTTTTAATAACTTTTCTCAAACATTGATATACGGGAATAGCATTGAAGTTAACAACGTAAATAAGTATTCAAAAGAGGCAATTCATTCAATTGGTTTCGTCAAAAACATCTTAACCTCATATGAGCTTGATATAAGTTGCGTTAGTGAATTAGAGAAGCAATTAGAAGCTTTTGAAGCATACATCCTCACACTACCAATTACAACAAATGTTATTTCAATAAATCAAAACAAAGCAGATATAGAAAGTAAAATTGCAAATAGTTATAAAAAAAACGCAATAATTTACGATACTAATTTGTGTAAATCTTACGTTGATTTTTGCGGAACTAACATTCAAAATGGTGCAGCCGTTGGAAGAGTTGCAAGTATTTTAGAAGCTAAAAAAAGCAATCAAATTAGTGTATGTTTAGACGATGATTACGGCGGTATTGTAGGAAGCAAGCCAATTAACACTTATACAAAAAATAAACTAATTTATGTAATTTCTAAACTTCACGAATTAACAAAAAGTACTGGAATTATTTTTGGAGGTTACAGCGGTGGAGCAATGCCAATAACAAAAAAAAATATCATGCAAATTTGGATCTTAAATAAAGATTATGAATTGAATGATTTAAACATGATATTAAATGAAGACGTAAATTTTTCAATAAAAAAATGGCAAAGAGGAATTGCAAATTTTGGACTTGCAACAATTTTAAGAAGCGGAGCGCAAACGGCTGAAATGGACAAGATAGAAGGTAACACAAAACATATTTATGCAACAGATAGGAGTTACAGAAAAAGTTTTGGAAGCGTTCTTCAGGATCCAAATAATGCTAAATTAACAATTAACAGGCATAACACAAAAAGAGGCGCTTTGTGGCATCATAGAATAAGCTGGAGTAATATTGCACCAAAAATATTAGAATTAAAATAAATTTATATATTTACAACAAAACACACAAAATGGAAAACATTAAACTTTACGAATTAAGAAAAAACCAAACCGATTTTCCTAAAATGAAAATCCAAGATGTTAACGATTCAGCTGAATTTATTAAGCAATTTTATCAAGGCGATATTGAAATTTATGAAAGTTTCTTTTTATTGCTTTTGAATAATGCAAATCAAACAATCGGTTATGCTAAAATAAGTCAAGGCGGAGTTACATCTACTGTTGTTGATGTTAAGATAATCGCGAAGTATGTTGTTGATAGTTTAGCAACGGGAATAATTTTAGCACACAATCACCCAAGTGGAAATTTAAACCCAAGTTCAGCTGATATAAACATAACAGCAAAAATAAAAGAAGCAATAAAGTTGTTTGATGTTACGGTTTTAGACCATATTATTTTGACTGCAGATAGTTTTTATTCTTTTTCAAATAATGATTTAATGTAATGGCATACGACAAACAAAAGATATTTGAACAAGCAAAGGAAATGATAGTTAAACACAAGTTGTTTTTCTTTGATGATATTATAGCTTTTTTACCTATTGCTTCAAGCACTTTTTATGCGTGGGAAATGGAAAAATCGGAGGAGCTAAAAGAATTATTAAATTTAAACCGCACGGAATTAAAAGTTTCAATGCGTTCTAAGTGGTATAAATCAAATGCTCCAGCTTTGCAAATGGCGTTAATGAAATTAATCGCAACCCCTGAGGAATTGCGTAAATTATCAATGCAGTTTATTGAAAGTGAAAACACTAATAAAAACACAAATATCATTCAATTAGGAAGCGGAATTAAACCGAATGAAATTACTGAGTAAACAAGAAAATGCTGTTTATTATTTGAAAGATAGTATTACAACTGAAGTTCTTTACGGCGGAGCGGCAGGCGGTGGAAAATCCGCATTAGGTTGTTTATGGCTTATTGAAATGTGCCAAAATTACAGCGGTTCTCGCTGGTTAATGGGAAGATCTAAATTAAAGACTTTAAAAGAAACAACACTAAACACTTTCTTTGAGCTTACAAGTAAATTAGGTATTAACGACCAATTTAAATACAACGCACAATCAAATGTAATTTATTTCAATAATGGAAGCGAAATAATTTTAAAAGATTTATTTTTATATCCTTCAGACCCAGAATTTGATAGTTTAGGATCTTTGGAAATTTGCGGTGCTTTTATTGATGAATGTAATCAAGTAGTATTTAAAGCGTGGCAAGTTGTTAAATCACGTTGCCGTTATAAGTTGAATGAATTTAAATTAATACCAAAAATATTAGGAACTTGCAACCCTGCAAAAAATTGGGTTTATAAGCAGTTTTATATTCCTAAAAAAGATAAATCAATTCGAGAATATCGAAATTTTATTCAGGCTTTACCTACAGACAATCCAAATTTACCTGAAAGTTATTTGCAATCGCTATTACAATTAGATAAAAATTCACGTGAAAGACTGTATTTCGGCAATTGGGAATACGACGACGATCCAAGCGCTTTGATTAGTCAGGATAGTATGGTGAATTATTTTAATCCTATTCACTTAGAACGTGGCAAAGATAGGTATTTAACGATTGACGTTGCAAGGCATGGAAAAGATAAAACTGTTTTTCGTATTTGGTACGGTTGGGTTTGTATTTCTTCTTTTAGAATTGAAAAAAGCGGTTTAGATATTGTAGTGAGCAAGGCAAAGGAATTAATGAGAACACACAATATACCAATTTCAAACGTTGTTGCAGACGAAGACGGTGTTGGCGGTGGTGTTATTGACTTCTTAAAATGTCAAGGATTTGTAAATAATTCAAAAGCATTAAATGGTGAAAACTACGCTAATTTAAAAAGTCAATGTTCAATTTTAACTGCTAAAAAAATCGAAGATAATTTAATCGGTGAAATTTGCGAAGATGGTTCTTTGCGTGATATTATAGCTGAAGAAATGGAACAAGTTAAAATGAAAGACATGGACAAAGACGGACGTTTAACAATTATACCAAAGGATGAAATGAAAGATGTTATTGGACGTTCACCAGACGAGTGGGACAGCATAATGATGCGGTATTATTTTCAATTAAAACCAAAAACAAAAGCTCCAAAAACACGATATGTATAATTTCAAAACAGAAATCGGAAACTTTACTTTACCTTCAAGTTATTCGGATTTAAAGGTTAAGGATCTTAAATTTATTGAAACACATTCAGATATTGAAATTCTTGAATATATTACTGGATTAGATATTGTAAAATTGTCAATGTTGGATTTGTCAGAAATTGGCAACTATCTGGAGTTTTTAAAAAAACCTTTAACAGAATTAGAACACGTTGAATTTATCGGAAATTCCGATTTATCTTTTGATTTTGGCGAACGTTCTTTTGGTGAAAAAATAAAAGCAACACAACATTTGAAAGATAACGAACCTTTTGAAATGCTGAAAGTTTATGCAGGTGAAATGGATCTTGAAAATCTTTCTATTGCTGAAGTATTTGGAGCGATAAATTATGTTGCTGAAAAGTTAGCCCAAATTGATAAAGAAAGAAATTCAATGTTGCACTATGTACCTTCAATCGAAGAAAAAATGGCAGGAATTGACAACTTCGATAAATTAGGTGAATTTAACACAATTGATTTTATTGCAAAAAATTACAATTACACACACAAGCAAGTCGAAGAACTGGAGTACAATGTTGTAATATTGATTTTGTATCGTTCAAAAATTCAAAGTAACTTTGAAAAAAAACTTCATGAGCAACGAAGAAATACTTGATCAGTTTGCAAAACAAATAGTACCTGAATTAATGAAAGTTTCTAAAGGCTTTGCGCCTTCAATATCTTACACCGTTTCAGATAACGTTTTAGAAATTACAGCAAGTCCATACATCCGAGTTTTAATTGATGGACGTGGACCAACAAGAGCGGGAGCAAAAAGAGGAAATCCAACTTTGCAGCAAACAATTTTAAGTTGGATTAATCGACATTCAATAACAGCAAGAGCAAATAAGCAAGGAAAAATCCCAACCCCTGAACAATTAAGCTGGGCGATTTCAAAATCAATTCATTTAAGAGGGACTAAATTATATCAACAAGGCGGTGGAAATAATATTTATGACAACATCATAACCAACGCAAGAATAGAAAATTTACTAAATTTGTTAACGAACAAGTTTCGCGTTGAAATTAAAGCAATAAATATATGATTGAAGTTATACAAGCACCAGAGCAAGAAGTATGTTTAGTAGGATGCGAAACAATACAATTGACTTATCAATTAACTGGTGAAGAACCTGTAACTGTAGAAATTGATTTTATAGCTGAAGAATACCGAATTAACGATTTTCTCTTTGAAACGGATTTAATTATTAGCTACGTTGACACGCAGTGGGTTGTTTTATATTCCTTTCAAACACAAGCTACTTTAACAATTGAAGGTTGCCCGTTTGGAACTTTTACAATTCCTGAAGAAAGTATATTTGAAAGTTTTATCATTGAAAGTGTTTGTTTTACGTCAAAATGGCAAGCAGTTCACCACCCTATAAAATGGCAATTGCAAAGAAAAGATGCTTTAGTAATTTCAACAAGTTTAGCAACTGGAGGTTTTGCAGGAAAATTTAAATTAGAACTTTCTACGAGTGCGCCGATTGGAGTGGTCGTTGGAATTAATATAGATTTTTATGATTCATTAGGCGTTAAAAGAAGTGGAATAATTTTAGATATTTCTGGTAATTTCTTAATAGTTAGTAACAGCTATGTTTTTGGAGTAATTATTGAATTTGTAATTTTTCCAGAGCTTTACAAAAACTATTATATTGAAACTTCCGTACTTGCAAATGGAACAACTGAAATTGTAACACTTAGAACAATTCCAAATAGTGTTGGTTTGGCTTTTGTTGATGTGCATCGAGTTTTAAAAACAAATGCTGTATTTGAAAATGATTTTGATTATTTGAGTTTAACAGTAATTGATGCTAGAATAAGCGGAAAATACAAGCT